CGGCGGTTAGTAGACGGTGGTGTACCGGCGTGTACGTGTTTGGCACGGCCGTATCGTACTCAGCCAGCAGGGGCAGGTACTCTGCCAAGTCTGCCACCGTAGCGGGCATCTTTCCGGTAAGTGCGGCGGCAAGACCCATCTTGATCATACCCGGGGTAGCGCGGTCGAATGGGGAGCACCTTAGGTGCCCCCACATATCGATGTACTGTTTTATGGTTAGTGTTTTACTCATCTTGGTCAGTGCTCTGTGCGCTATTGTATCTCGTTAGTAATTTCGGCGGTATTCTCCACTTTAGGCGTGCCATATCATCAATTATATCATTAATAGCACGGTCAATAATGACACGGCCAAATAACAAGCCTAGCATTATCTGCCGATTAAGTACCCACTCTGCCACATCCGGATCATTGGTGCCTATCTGAATGCCTTGCCCGTCCCGAAAAAAAAGTGAAGTGGGCTCCTTAACTTCACGAAATCGGACCTTGTCCTCTTTATATATCTCGTAGTACTTCATGACTTATCTTAGCATGCTATCATCTTTCCACGCGTGGTACGCGTCGCAGGCACGGTCTATCGCGTCCGGCCCCTCTTCTTCTTCTGGCTCGTATCCCCAGCCGTTGTCTGCCATATCGCTTTGTATGGCAGCCGCTGAATAAAGCTGCATTCCGTACACCTTAAATATATCGTACTCCTTAAATATATCGTACTCCTTAAATATATCGTACAGCTCTGGATTTAGCACGCCGGAGACAAATTCAAGCACCCATTCCGCGATAGCGCGGTTATTAGTTCCGATTATCGCAACTTCGCGGGTACCCCTAGCCAAAACAATCTTGGGCATCCCTACTGCTTCGCGGCACCTTAGGTCGATCCCGCCGTCAAGCACCTCGTATAGTTCGTAATACTTCATGTGCCAAATTTAGCAAGGCTATTTCAAATAAGCAAGACCCGCACGTAAATAATTACCTCCCCGCCACAAAGGTTGTGCGCTTGCCGTCCCCCCCCTTGTACAGGTGCGTGTACAGTGCGTAGCGCATAGCGTCCAGCGCGTGGTCATTAACCTTTTCCGGCGCGTCTAAAGGTTGCCCGTTTCGATCTTTGCGCCAAGCGTACGTACTATGTTCTTTGTGTAAGTTCACGTTACCCTGCCAGCTACGTAGATTGCCGTGCAGCCCTTGCACATAGTTTATGCCAGCCCCCACATCCTTACGCGCCCGTTGTGCGTTGTAGCCCGCGCGGTATATGTCCGCTATCCTATCGGGCTCCGCTGCATCACAGTAGATCGGTTCGTTCCGGGCCACCCCCAGGTCTTTGAGCGCGGCTATTATGTCGTGCGTAGTCATCTCAGTGCGGTACAGCACCTCTTGCATATAGTACAGGCCGTCCGCTTCAACTACTTTAACCAATGCGCTAGGCACATTGTGGCCAAAGTCCAGCCCGTACCAGCAGCGAGCGGGGTTAGTGGGTAGTTCAGCCACCTGCTGCCAAGGCTGGTAAATCAGGCCGTCGAGGCTACCCCACTCCCCAAGCGCGTATACTTGGTAATGGTACGGGGCTATTTCGCGCATTACCTCCAGCTCCGTTACGTTGGCGGCGGGCAGGTAGGGGTTGTCTCGGTACGTTGTATGTAAATACAGCGAGCTATCAGCACGCGCATTAGTTTCAAAAAATTCTTTGTATACCCAGTTATTGACGTTAACCGGGTTAAAGGTGAGTACAATCTGGCTATGGTAATCGCTTTCAGGGCGAAGGCGGCGGGATAGTTCGTACAGGTCATCTGCCGTACACTGATCAGCCTCTTCCATCCATACAGAGACAACATTCTCGATCCCTTTGAGCTTGTCTGGGTCGTCTATCCCGCTAAACCAGATAAAGTTTCCGTTAGGGGTATACTCAATGGTTAGCTCTTGGCTTCGAAAGACAAAGTATTTGGATAGTCCTAGTTTGCGGATGAGCTCCGTTAGGCCTTGCCATATAGTGCGGGGTATGCTGGTGCGGGTTTTGCGAATGCAAAGCCATCGGTAGTCAGGGTATGTAACTATGTCCAGCAGGATGCGCAGATACATGTGGTAGGTTTTGCCTGCACCTGCCCCACCGCGCATAATTACATATCGCTTGCCGTGCGGCTCAAATAATGGCACGTAAGGTGCCAGAATATGCCGCTCTTTTGCGTCCACCTATCCACGGCGTTTAATGTCTTCAGGCCGCACGATAGTAAGCGGAATATATGGCAATGCCTCCCCATCCGTTTCTAGCTCGATAGTTCGTAACTTAGGCATTACGTAATCAGCTAGCTTAGTCCAGCAGTATATCATATCTTTTGCGTTGTCCAGCTCCGCAAATTTAGTTGCTATTTGCGGGAATGTCTCGGATAGAAACTCGCGTATTTGATTACGCAATGGATCCAAGTCTTTTTTGCCGGCCCCTTTTGGCTTGCCATTAGGGTTACCACTTTGCCCCGGCTTAAACTTGTTTTTTTCGAGCGCGGGATAGTCGCGTTTCGGTTTCGGTTGGTTCGCCTCCATCGGTTTCGGTGGTTAGGGGTTCAATTGTCTCGACGTTTGAGTGCTCATAAGCGTGCAGCATAAGCAATTCCAGTTCGCGCACGTACTTACGTACGCCGTTGGCGCAGTTGTAGCAGGTAACTGGGTCACAGTCTAGCCCTGTAGCCTCTCTGTATACCTCGCATATCAGGTCTACAGCCGCCCGCTTTTCGCGAAGGCTACCCATGCGGCTATCATCATAAGCAAGGATTGCCACTTTGATTCGGTCAATAGCAGTTGTCATTTTCTTCGCACCAGTTAAAGTAACTTTTACCCACAAGGTAGGCAAAAAACGCGGATACAAGCGCAATATACCAGGGCAGAGCAGCTAGCCCGATGGCAAGTGCTAGCCAAAAGCTCATGCACTTTGGGCACGCAATAGGCCGAATGTGCCACAATCGGTAGCGGTGCAGCCACTTATCCAAATGGATGTACATCCGCACCCATACGATTGGCACGAAGATTGATATAGCTAGGCTAAACCAGCAGGCAAGTATTAATTCGCGAATTGTCATTTTGGTTTTTTTATGCTTAGGTAATTAGTTATACCCATAACTGCATCGTTTAGGTTGTAATACACCTCGTATCGATAGCCGGCTACCTCAGCTTTTTCTCCAAACTGCATTTGGGTAGGCTGCATCATTCCGCTTGGCGACTTCATTTCGATAAACATCCCGTGGTACAGGTGGTTCCCGTGCATCAAAAACAGGTCGGCTACACCCGGGGTTAGCCCCATCTGTTTCATTCGCCAGCCTTCGCGGGGTGTTGCTTTGCGCTCATTAGGGATGCTAAACATGACCTTGTCAGGGTGTGCAGTAGCAAACCACTTGACTAGTGCTATCTGGAGAGTTTCTTCGCGCCGCTTCATAACCTAATCTTTTTACGTTTGACCGCCCGCTCATTCATAAGCTGCTCAAGCTTGTTTGCGGCTTCACTCTCTATGTCGCTGCCAGCGGCGTTGTATATAGCTTCAATCAGCGTGGCACTTTTGTTGCCGCCTTTGGCCACCGCACGCAGCAAGTGCGGGTGCCTTAGGTGCAGCACCTCGCTCATTTCGCGCCAGCTGTACTGAGCCTTGAGCTTGCGTATCTTTTCTGCTAAATCCATGGTGCTAAATTACGCATTGTTTTTGAAATAAAAAAACCGAAGGGGATTTTATTCCCCCCCCGGCCTCACTTAATCAAACAAAGACCCATCCGTTGTTAAACTTAAGTACTTTTTTGATGGAGTAGTAAAATACCCCTCGAATTTATTTCGCGTTACCCAGTCAATAAACATACGACAGGCTAGTTCCACATTAGCGGTGCTCTCAGGCGTGCGCCAAAATGTCTGCTGGTGCATCTCCTTGAACTTTCGCGCAGTCTCGGTTACCTCCGCAATGTAGTAGGCTACAACAGGTAGCTGAAACATCTCGAGGTATACCTGCCATTGTAGACTGTCGGTATAATCAGGGGTTTTATGGGTAGTCTTATGCTCGTATAGTGTAAGCCCAGATATAGCATCCGCGGTGCCGGTAAGGGTCAATGTATGCGCCCCGCTGGCTAGCTTGTATAAGCCCGGAACTTCAAAGGCTGCAGCCGCCCACAAGCCGCCGCGGTATAGCTCGCCAAAGGCCCGCAAAATAGCAGTGTCCACCACTACCTTTGTTCGCCCCTGTATAAGATAAGGCTCCCCTTCAGGCCAATCAAATAGCCCGCGCTCTACCATTTCGCCAACCGCCGTGCCGTATTGCATTGCGTAGGTAGGCGGGGTGTAGCTAGTTAGCTTGTCTAAGATGCCAACTGTGTCCAAGCCCGACGTCCAATTTACGAAGGTATCCAGCTGGGTTACGCGTAACCAAAGATTAGCCATTTTGTACCTCCGCTTCTTTTGCTAATACCTCTTTTCGTTTCGTAACTAAATGTCGAAGCTGGGCTTCCACCGCCACGCCCTCTTTTCTTATTGCATCGTAAACTGCTTTTAGCGCGTTCAGACTATCCGCGCTGGCTATGGCTTCCTTGTACCGCTCGATGGCTTCCATCACCTCCGCGCTTGCCGCGCTAACCTTGGCTTGGTGGGCCTTATACGCGGCTATCATATCAGCCATCGTGGTGCTGCTGGCGGTTATGGGTGCTATCTCCATTGCCCCCAGGCCCGCACTATCCTTGCCCCAGTGTGAACTCGACGGGCGAAAGTCAACAACGCGCCGGCCATCGACCAGACTGTAATAGCCAATCAGGTCGGCTATCTCTTTCACCAGTGCGGCGGTGCTGCCGGTTATCTTGGGCTCGCGGCACTCATCATCGTCATTTTCGTGGGCAATCAGTACAACATCTTTGCCCATATCGCGCAGGCTACGCAGCACCCCGCCCATTAGCCCTTTTAGCATTCCATAACCCTCTTGAGAGGGCTTGTAGGTTTCACTATTGTACATCCGCGGATACTTTGCCGCAATGTATTCCATCGCTAGCTCCGCCAGCCTACCTACAGTGTCAATGACTACTGTATTGTACATCGACATTTCATCCCGGTCGGATAGCAGGGCGGCTACACTCTGCCAAGTGGGCTGGGTTTCCGCGTCCACCCGGAATGCAGCGCGGCCTTGGCCGTTGTCCGCATCAATCAGGATTGGGGTTGCCGCTGTAATTGCCAAACTGGTTTTGCCTATGCCAGGCTGGCCGTAAATTAGTACGATGGTGCTGCTCACCGGCAGCGCGTCTGTGGATCTTGTTCTCATTTTTTTAATGATTAAGTTGAGTTTCTATTGTTCATCAAAGATTGCGTAGCCCCGCGTTACTTCGCCTGCAAAAGCATGGCAGCAGGCGGCTATTAGCTCATCCAGCATAGCATGCAAGTACGCCGTAGGTAGCCCCTGCATAAGCCAAATGAGCCGAATGGCAATCATGCCGGGAGATTGCTGGCTTTCGTGCTGGTCTGAAATCAGTTCCAGCATATGCTGCACCTTATCTGCCAGGCAGAAATCCGTTCGGATTTGAGCCTTACGCTTGGCAGCGTCAATCTGCG